ATTAGGTGGATAAGAAAGGAGCATGAGAATGAACGAACAGTTAGAACGATTGAAAGAAATGGCTGAATGGCATGAATCAAAAGCGGATGACCTTCAATGCTTAGAAGAACCTCATGCAATTGGACAGTACGAATATCACACGCTTCAGGCAAAAAAATACTGGTACCGTTACGGCTGGTTATCGGGAGAAATCGAAACGATGAAAGAGTTTGGTGAAGAAATGATTCTGCTTCCAGGGAGGGTGTTGGGGTGAAAATACATGTCGTATATATCAGTCGCTTGATGAAGGCTAGTGAAGTACGTGAGGCGTGCGCTGTAGCGGGGATGCTACCAGATGCAAAATTGATAGACACAATACCTAAGAAAAAAGAAAAAGCTGCTGAGTGCGGGAACACTCTAACAGCTTAGCGCTTAATCAATGTACAAACAGCATAACACATGTTCGTATAAACAGCAAGCCCACTCGGGCTGCTGCCAGAGCTACGGAACCTTATAAATAGATAACTCTCAACCAATTATCCGTAGCTGTGTCAGCACTTAGAGTGCAATACAACTAAGAATTACATATTGGCGCGGTCATCGGGGCCGTAACGCTGGCGTAGTGGGTAGGGGCGCTGGCACAAATAAAACAAGGTGGGTGAAGGCATGGATAAAGTGAAGTTGCCGAAAGAAGTAGCACAAGCGATTGAAACACTAGAGAACGCAGAAATAACAACGTTTGGAATCATATGTTCTCTAGCTCATGAAAGATGGGGACATTCAGAACATGTTTCTGATGCTCATAAGGTTTTGCGTAGGTTCTCATTCGGAAACAGTGGCGGAAACACAGATATTATTCTCAAGGCTCTCGTAAATGGCTACGAATTAGAGCTGACGCCAGAAGAGAAGGTGTACGAATACTACCACGAACACACGGAAAATTCGGATGAAAAAGTAGGTGTGTGTCGAACGCTCAATCTTCTCGGCATCAAGATTGAAGGAGTGAACGCCCGATGCGTCAGACAGCAAGCCTGAACGGCGTCATCGACGCCGTAGTCGAAACGCTCTTAGTCCGGCAGAAACTTGTCCGTCGTTTGGATGAAGCTATGGTCGAACGAATCTTGATCGATGAGGTCGGATGGGAAAAGGCTGAAGAACTGCTAGATCGGATCCTGATTGAACCGGTTATCCAAGCGACTATCGAAGTGGACAAGCTGGACTTTTCAGAGCCTAGCAACAGTGTTGGTGGCTACTGGTTCGAAACGGAAGCTGGTCGGCGGGATTATATGAGGGACGTACTTTGAAAGAGGGTGAGAAAAAATGCCAAACAGCAACTTACTAGTTGGAGTAAGTAGGGTGTAATGCACTTCCTGCAAAAATGAATTCTATGAGTTCGAAAGCAACGAATTTGATAAATGTCCTTATTGCAAAGCTAATTTCATTGATATTAAGGCAGAAGTCATCAAAACAGATCAGATTCGTATTCAGGTTAATTACCTAACCGGAGAGATTAGCAAAGTGGAGAAATAAAAAGACCCGCGAGCAGGCGGGCCATAAAGGAAACTTGGTAAAAGTTCACCTTTAGCATAGCACTGACCCTATCAAAAATCAATTGGAGGGATAACGATGGAGATAAACATCTACTCACTGATTCCATACTCATACGAAGGAACTTTCTGACTTGAAGAAGTTATAGGGGAACACGAATCCCTTCATCATGGAGCAATTATCAATATTAAAAATCAAGAATATCTCATTCTAACACTTGCGATTCGCAAGGACGGAACAATTGTCCTAGAGTGTAGCAAATCATAGTCGAAACCAGCGCCCATTGTGGCGCCCGGTCTAGCAGGAATAGCCTCCTGCTACTGATGAGACAGGCTGGAAGGGATGGTGATACATATGATTCGTGCAGTGAAGTTTCAAAATGGCGTCTGCTTTCCAATAGAAGACGTGATCATTATGAGACGGATAGAGAACACTGTGGAAATTGCGCTTCCTTTTCATCAAGATACACCGAACCTTCAAATGAGTGTAAGCGAAGCGTACTCTCTTCTACGCGCACTAGATGAGGTGTGTAATGTTCAGGAACTACCAGCACAATGCAATAAAAAATGACCAGCGGGAACTGGTCATCGGGTTTGAAAATCACTTTCTATCACTGTACCACGATTGAACCTTGAAAACAACATAGGAGGTTGACTATGGGTAACGTAGTTTACGCGACGGACGGCCAACAACGCCGGATTGAGCCTGGAACGCACGCTATTCGGCTAGTCAATACATTGGACATGCCTCAAGAAGAATGGCTGCAATGGCGGCGTAAAGGCATCACAGGCAGCGATGTTGCTGGTATTTGCGAAGAAACAAAGTGGAGTTCGCCAACGAAAGTATACCTCGACAAACTCGGTCAGTTAGCACCTCAAGAAGATAACGAATCGATGTATTGGGGCCGGATTAACGAGGATACGGTTGCCAGGGAATACGCCAAACGGACCGGGCTTAAGGTACAACGGTGCAATGCTATGCTCCAGCACCCAGAGAATGAATGGGCGCTTGCGAATATCGACCGATTCATCATCGATAAAGAGCGCGGTAAGGGTGTACTGGAGTGCAAGACGACAAATGAGTACCAAAAGGACCTTTGGGAAGACGAAAACGTCCCTGAAGCCTATCAACTTCAGTTGCAATGGTACCTGTACGTTACTGGCTTGGATTGGGGAGCATTTGCAGTCCTGATCGGAGGGAATAAGTACAGACAGTTTCCGATTGTGCATCGAAACGAGCAAATCATTGAGGCCATTGTAAAAATTTGCGGTAACTTCTGGCATCAACATGTACAGGCTAAAATCCCACCGATGATGGACGGTTCAGATGTATCAAGCGATTTACTAAACACGATGTATCCTGATGCGAAGCCGAAGAGTGAGACAGAGCTGCCGAAAGAGGCTGACCAGTTGATTATTGACTGGCAACAGGCTGATGAAGAAATGAAGGCTGCTGAGGCTAAAAAGCAAAAGGTAGAGAACCAACTCAAATCATTGATCGGTGAATGCGAAAAGGGAATAACTTCAGAGCATATTGTTTCCTGGAAGCCAGTCACACGCAATACGGTGGATAGCAAGGCATTGAAAGAAGCACACCCAGATATCTATGAAAAATTCCTGAAGTCAAGTACGTCGCGTAGATTCTTAATTAAATAACTGGAGGCATACTCATGGCAGTGAAAAACGAAGGCAAATTAACTTCCAAGCTACAAGATAAGGCGAGAGGGGCGGAGGTAGCTCCTCCAACGCCAGCACAAACAATAGGCGCTTACCTTCAAAAAATGGCACCTGAAATTGAAAAGGCATTGCCTAAACATATGGATATCGACCGACTCACACGTATTTCTCTTACAACCATTCGAACGAATCCAGCGCTATTAAACTGCACAATGCCTTCACTGTTGGGGGCCGTTATGCAGGCTGCACAACTTGGTTTGGAGCCGGGATTGCTAGGACATTGCTACATCATTCCATATGGCAAAGAGGCCACATTCGTTATCGGCTATAAAGGCATGATTGATCTGGCGCGTCGGTCCGGAAATATCAAAAGTATCTATGCTCATTCGGTCTTTGAGAATGATGAATTTGAATATGAGTACGGATTACACCCATCACTTATACATCGTCCAGCTATGAAAGAACGAGGTGAATTCATTGGTGCTTATGCAGTTGCCCACTTCAATGACGGTGGATATCAGTTCGAATTCATGCCAAAGGAAGAAATTGAAAAACGAAAACTACGCTCTAAAGCTTACAAAAGCGGCCCATGGGTGACGGATTATGAGGAAATGGCAAAAAAGACAGTCGTTCGTCACATGTTCAAATTCCTGCCTATCAGTATCGAAATTATGAAGCAGGCTGCACAGGATGAGACAGTACGCAAGGACATTACCAGCGAGCCGAAAAGTGTCTATGGTGACGCAATAGAGGCCGAGGAGGTCTTTGCTGAAGATATTCCGATGGACAAGCCTACACAGACAGAAAAGCAGCCAGAAGGCAAGGACGATGAGCTAGACAAAGTAGCAAAAGAATTCGATGAAGGACTAATTTAGGGGCGCCTAGCGCTCCTCTCTATCAAATATGAGGGGGAAACTCTATGAAACAAGGACGGAAGCCGACGCGAAAACAGAAGCTGGCAATAAGAGCTGTACGACTGAACCCGGAGAACTGGCTCGTCACCAAAAATCTACCGGGCGAGCTTCACTTGGTGCACCGGGAAACCAACAGGGAGCGCAAGCTTCCGGTATAGGGGTTGAGCAACATGAAAGGCTGGATAAAGCTTCATCGTAAAGTGATGGAAAATCCCATTTTTAATGACCCGGCTCTCTTTCGTTTATGGTGTATGTGCTTGATGAAAGCTGCACATAAAGAACGTGAAATTTTAGTCGGATCACAGGTTGTCACCATACAACCAGGCGAGTTTGTAACTGGAAGAAACTCTCTTGAAGAGGAGTACAACAGGGGAATGAAGCCTAAAGATCGTGTACCGGGAATTACACTGTGGAGATGGCTAAATTCACTCGAAAAACTAGGAAACGTGAACATCAAAAAAACGAACAAATACTCAGTCGTATCAATAGTTAACTGGGACTTGTATCAACAAGATGAACAACAAATGAACAACAAACGAACAACAGATGAACAACAAATGAACACAAACAAGAATGATAAAGAATTAAAAGAATTACAAGAAATAAAAGATCCACTACTACAACAACAGGAGCAGGCTTTGGAATTTTTGGTAGGGGAGTATGAAAAAAATAAATTCTCACCTGTTGATGACGAAGGGAACATTCTTCCTTACCTGAAAAAAGAAATCTTCACATGGTTAACAAACGGGAGCTTTGATCAACCCGAAGAGATTATTCAAATGGCGCTTGAAGAAGCCTTACTTTCAAATGGCAGAGAATGGCGCTTAGTAAAAACGATTCTGGAAAGGTGGAAATCGGACCAGCTTCGCACGGTTGAAGATATCCAACGGGACCATGAAGAGTTTAGAAAATCCAAAGAACAAAAAGTGATTCCGTTACGAAAAGGAGATCGCGATGAAAAACATACGAGAGTTCCTCAAAAACGAAAATATGACATTTCCAGATGGTGAAGCACTAGAGGCTTTCAAACGACAACGAGAAGAAGAAGATCGGGCAATGGTGCAACGAATCCTACAGGAAAACAAGGAAGCCAGAAAGGCAAAATATCAGCGTGTGTTTAACGAAAACAGCTTGATATCTCCGGCCTTACGAACAGCTACTTTTGAAAACTATGAACCGGGAACGTTCGAACTGCGAGAAGCCAAGCGTATCACAATGGACTACGCTGAACGGTTCGCATTGGATGACCCTCACAACCTCCTGATGATGGGTGATTATGGTGTCGGAAAATCGCACTTGGCTGTATCGATTACCAAACGACTAGCCGAGAAGGGATTCACCAGTATCTTTGTTTCCACACCGGAACTGTTAACAAAAATCAGGTCCACATACAACCGGGATAGCAATCATAGCGAGCTGGAATTGCTAGAACTGATAAAAACCGTTGATTGCTTAGTGTTAGACGATATCGGTGCAGAATACGGTACGGATTGGGCTGTAACGAAAATGTTCGAAGTCGTAGACAGCCGACTTGGCAGACACACGATTTATACAACGAACCTGGGGCCGGAAGAGCTGGCAGAACGATTAGGACCGAGAAACATGTCACGCATGAAACAAGACACGGAAATTCTACTCATGCAAGGTGACGACTATCGTGACACGGTTCTATGCAGGAGGGAAAGACGATGAGCGACGTAAATCAAGACACTTCTCTTCTTGTCGAACCGGAAGCTGAGGAACAAGTTCTCGCCCGGATGCTAAGCGACGATCAGGCTATCGAGGAGGTCGCTGACTTTCTACTCCCAGAACACTTCTACACCAGCAACTACCGGAAGCTGTACCAGGAGGCGCTTAGACGCTGGGAAGGTGGCGAAGAGCCTGCGAACCTAGCGAACATGTTGCCGATGATGGAAAAGCTCGGTGTCGATGTGATGAAGCTTACAAACATGGCAATCGATATCGCTATCTGGGAAATGAAGCCGCTGGCTGAGCGTCTAGTGCAGGCGGACGGTGTACGTAAGGCCATGAAAGCAGGATATGAGCTTATTCAAATGGCAAACATGAGCCGGATGCTAGACTCTGATGAAATCCAACGCACGATTACAAAGGCCACAGAAACGCTCGCCGAAATTGGCGAGAGCCAAGCGAAAAACACTATGCGCTCGGTACATGACATTCTGATGGAGCATACGGACAAGCTTGAACAAACCATCTGGGGTGACGAAGAAAGAGAAGTGGTGGGACCTAGCATCATGACAGGTATGCCTGATTTAGACGAACTGACAAACGGCTATAAGGCGCCTGAATTAATCGTCATTGCAGCTCGACCATCTGTAGGAAAAACAGCTTTTGCTAACCAACAGGCACTCAATATCGCTGAGAAATACGCAGAAAAAGGCCCTGTTGCTCTCTTTTCACTGGAGATGGCTGCTGAGGAGCTGGTAACCCGGATGCTTGGTAACCTGGCTCACTTGGGGGGATTAGGTAACCGAAAGCTGACCGAGGAGGAATACAACAAATACACTATGGCTGTTGGTCTTCTGGCAAATCATAACATCATGATTGACGACGAGGCCAAGCAAACTGTTGCCAAGATTAGAGCGAAGGCTCGGCGGTTACAGAAAGAGCAAGGTTTATCAGCTATCTTTATCGATTATCTGCAATTCATCGAGCCACCAACAAAGGGCATGAACCGAGCTGACGTTGTGAGCGAGAATACAAAGGCACTGAAGAACATGGCGAAGGAGTTAGGGGTTCCGGTTATCGCGCTCGCTCAGGTGGGTAGGCAAGTCGAACAGAGAGCCGACAAACGCCCGATGATGTCAGACCTTCGAGAGTCTGGGGAAATCGAGCAGACGGCAGACAAAATTATGTTTCTGTACCGGGATGAATACTACAACCGGGATACCGAGAAGAAAAGCATCCTAGAGGTTGACTTGGCAAAGAATCGGAACGGGGCTACTGGGAGGCGAGAGCTTTGCTTTATCAAGGAGTACGGGAAAATTCGGAGCTTGGAGGTACAACATGCTGAGCAGTTGGCAATTGTTTAACGAGGTGGGGATAACGCAATGATATGCCGGGTGTTGTTTCCTGAAAAGGCACGGGCCATTGATTTATCAGTTTCCCTGGCAAGCTTAGCAACGCAGCTCATGAAGGCAGAAACCCATCAGCGGCGCGTAACAGGGATGCGTTTTAACAAACAAGATAAAGCCATTGAGGTTGAACTGGAGGAGATACCAGATGGAAAAGAAACGTCGGAAGCCACAACCTAGCTCACGACCAGTATTGTTACCAAGGAAAGTTACGGATTGGATTCAAAACAATAACACAATCGGCAGAACGAACGAGAATGCACTCGGCGGTGGTCGTCCGGCATGGAACGGGAGGAAGAAAGCATGAACAAAAAGCAAATACGTGACACAAACGCGCTCCTGAAGCTTGAAAATATCGCATTGAAAGAGCAATTAGCTGAATGGCAAGCCAAGTATGAGCGAGTTTTTCGGGAGTCTGCTCGAAAAGAGATTCAGCTTTCTAGGCAAATCTATTTCCTTGAGGAAGAGCTGCGAAAGGCAAGTGGAGCCACAACCGAGCAAAGCGGCCTAGTGGATGCCTATCGGAAAGTGCTTAATAACGAATTAGTCCGACAGCAGCCGACGCCAGTACACATTCTCTGGACGGGGGTTAACCAGTGACACGCTACGTTGGCATCGACCCAAGTACGAAAACTGGACTTGTTGCTCTCTCGCCTTCAGGGAGGACGCTAGACGCTCGGGAGATAGAGGGGAAGGGCGAAGACCCACGACGTATGTACAGCATCATACAAGCTGTTTCTAAGGCTATTCAGCCAGACGATATTATCTGCATTGAGGGATTCGGATTCGCTTCACAGTCGGGCTTTCTGCTCGGTGGTATCGGCTGGGGAATTCGAATGGAATTGTATCGACGCGGTATCCCTTATCAAGAAGTATCGCCAAACGGATTGAAGAAGTTCACGGGAGCTGGGGGAACGGCTAGCAAAGCCGAGGTTGCTGTAGAGACATTCAAACGTTGGGGTTTTCAATGCAAAAGTGACAACGTGACAGATGCTTACGTACTTGCCCAGATAGCTAGGGCGATGCATAAAGATATAAAAATCACCAAGTTTCAGCAGGAAGTTATTAATGCGATTCGCAATCCACAAACAAAATCTAAGAAGAAAAAGGAGAATAAAACAAGATGAATAGTGAATTTCGTGCACATGTAGCTGGTTTGAATACAACGGACAAGAAAATAAAGTTAACGCTGGAACTAGATGCGGAGATTAACCCAAACGCTCTTTTCTCGGTTCACCAAATGGTAGGCGAGAAGGTAATTGTCAACATGGGAAGCCCTCAAATGTCAATGAACTTCGATGAGCCTGAGAATGAAGAGATGCATCTTGAACAGCCAGCGGGAATCAAGTATGAAACGGACTCTTCTGGGGTTGTAGTGAATATGTTCCCGTTACCGGAGCCAACTCAGGAAGAAAAACAGGAGCTAGCGGCAGAGGGTGAGACAGTTATCGAGGGCGAGTTTACGGTGGTTACAGAAGACCAAGAAAAAAAAGAACAAGAGCGGGACAACACCGAACAGGGGCCGACAGAAAAGGAAATCGAAGAGTACATTCTGAGCGGTAAAGCTCCAATCTTCGAAGATATCAAATTTGATTTTCCTGAGTTGCTGCATAAGAAGCAGAAGTTAGGCAGTTGGAAAAAGGTCGCTATGCAAACGGGTGACTCCATCGGACAGCTAACACGGGAGTACAAAGCGTATAAAGCACGTGTAGCCGAGCAGATGCGAGATGGAGATACAGCTTAATAATCGGTTGCCCGCCGGGGAGACTCGGTGGGTGGCCTAAGGAGATGGAGAACATGGAAATCAAAACGCAGGAACTCAAAATTGAAGTAGTTAGAATGACTCGAAATGGAAAAAACGGTATCGGGGTTGTTCTGCCGATTGGTGGCAACATTCAAAGATTAATTGATAAAGATGCAAAAGCGGGTGTGAGGTTAGTGGAATTATACGTTGCTATGCTGGAAGCCGCAGCGCGTGATGTGCTAGAGGAGGGAACGAAATGAACGTAACCAATGGCACATACGAAGCAACAAATCTGCTGGCAGAGTGGTGGGAAGGGGAAGAACCTTCGTTTAAGGTGAACGATGTTGTGACTATTATCGAAACAAATGAAGACGGAATTATAAAACGTGTATTTAAGGATTTGGAAGAGTGCTTAGTCCGACATAAGGATGTTAGAAACTCCAATGAAATCGAAACATATTACACGCACTCTTTTTTCCGGTTCGATGAATTGCGGAAATAAAAAAAGGCCGACACAGAGCCTTATAACAAAGGAGGAAAAAACATGAAACTTTTCTACACGGAACAGTTTAAAAAAGCGATAGAACAAAATCCTGAGCGGCTTGAAAAGTTGCTTGCCAGTATTATTGAATCACCATATCAAAGCGAACATGGTGATATGTGGATGAATAAAAAGCATGCTACAGCTGTATGCTCTGAACTTTATTATGCCGTAATGGATGAAAAGTTTTCTGAAAGCATTGATTTTCAAGCGTTAGCAGATGAATCGGATGAATTATTATACATTGTTGGTTAAGTGTTTATAGCAATAAAAAGGCCGACACAGGTCGGCCATAAAAAGAAGGTTATTGCTGAGAAAAATTTCACGCCTTCAATATACCACATTTAGGCAAATGGGTAAATAAGGAAATTGATAGGAGGGACATAAAATGCGCGAGATTAAGTTTAGAGCTTGGGATAAAAATTTAGAAAGGTTGTACAACCCCGATTATGTTCAAGAGTATTTTCATGAAATCGTTTCGGACAACAAACGATTTACGTTGCTTCAATACACCGGGCTGAAGGATAAGAACGGTAAGGATATTTTTGAGGGGGATATCCTTGAATATAAAAAACTAAGTTTTCATGAGGATGGGGTAGAACGAGGCCATGTTTGGTACAACGAATACGCTGAATGGTCGGTAAACAACTGGCTTTTAAATAGAATTTACAGACGAGCTGAAGTCATCGGCAACATATTTGAGCATCCCGAACTGCTGGAGGAACAACATGTCTGAACCTATTCACTTAATCATCCAGGGGGAACCAGTTGCTCAAGGTAGACCACGAGCTGGAAAGATAAATCGAGGGAGATTACGTGGACAAACAGTCCTCTATGACCCGGAAAAATCAAAGGATTATAAGCTATATCTAAAATTCGTAGCATCGCAACAAGCGCCAGAAAAGCCGCTGGAAGGGCCTCTGCAACTTGTCGTACATATTTATCGGTCCATCCCTAAAAGCTTCAGCAAAAAGAAAACAGCAGCGGCAGACGCAGGTCAAATCAGGCCAACAACAAAGCCAGACGCAGACAATTACCTAAAAGGCATCAGTGACGCGCTAAATAAAATCATCTGGCAAGATGACTCGCAGATTGTATCCGCAACGGTAGAGAAATGGTATAGCCAGCAACCACGGATTGAGGTCATTGTTCAAACGATAGGTGAGACAGCATGACAAACACAGATAAGGCGCTTGCCCTCATGCTTCCCCGCCTAAAAAGTAAAGAAAGTAGGCGAATGACCATGGTAGGCAATACGGCTATTCGTATGATAGAGCAACACTTAAATAGTTATGAATCTAAAAGGAGCTGGTCACATGGAACTCACTAGTAAAGGCACGTTGTATTTCGATGGAAAGCCAATCGCAGAAGTTTTGAACGTGTTTTTCAAACGTCAGGAGGCAAAGGATTATACACCTATCGCTACACAACGTAAGTTTACAGGTGCTATGACCGGAACATATAACAAGAAGGCATTAGATAACCTCGTATCAGAAGTTGGTAAACATAAGACACTGTACCGATTACACAAGATTTTGCATAAGACAAAAAAACAGCGGATTAAACGCAAAGTGGCCAGTCGGATTTCTCAAATGGAGCAGTGGTCATAGGTGGTGGTCATTCATGGAGTCAAAAGAAATAATCGGTGATTTGTTTCCGCAGCTCCCACATGTGAAGCCCAAAAAGAATAAGGAACTATATTGCGGCGGATGCAAGTACTTCCCGTTTTCAGGGAAACAGAAGGAGCGTTGCGGGAAGGTGTAGGGCATGGGTGTAAGCGGAAGAGGGAGAAGGAACAAGATGAGAATGCTTGATTTGTTTTCAGGAATAGGTGGTATTTCTCTTGCTGCTGATTGGGCCGGGATAGAAACAGTTGCTTTTTGCGAAATTGAGCCATTTCCTCAGAAGGTATTGCGGAAGAATTGGCCGGGCATTCCGATTTTCGGAGATATTAAAAAACTTAATTATAGAAGATTAATGAGGAAGTTATACAAACAAGGGGTGATAGACAGCCATGACCACTCAATTGACATTATTTGCGGAGGATACCCTTGCCAGCCTTTCAGTAATGCCGGGAAGCGACAAGGCCAGGCGGACGACCGCCATCTCTGGCCGGAAATGTTTAGACTTGTGCGGGAACTCCGGCCCACTTGGGTTGTTGGAGAGAATGTTGCTGGACACATCAGCTTGGGCCTCGATGATGTACTTGCTGACTTGGAAAGCGAAGGCTACCAAGCAAGGGCGTTTGTACTTCCAGCTGCAGCCGTCGGCGCTCCCCACAGACGAGACAGGGTGTTTATCGTGGGCTACTCCAAACACAATGGATACTCTTCCACAGCGATCAGAGGAAGCCTTAATCCGTCAGGCCACGACTACCAGGAAAGGAAGGAAGCGGCCAGCAAACCTAAGGGAGCAAGTCAATCCGGAAACTGTAAAACTTTGGCCCACACCCCAAACAAGGGACTACAGAAGCGGAGACAATCCAGAATCGCCACGGCAGGCACGGAAGAAAGAACAGGGATGGAGCCAGAATTTGAACGATGCAGTGAAAGTATGGCCTACTCCAACAAACAGCATGATGACAATGGGAGATGTACAGCAAGCGAGATATTCAGGGAACGACAAGCGCAGACCATCTTATCAGGAAGCAAACAAAGCATGGCCGACACCGACAGTAAACGGAAATCACAATCGGAAGGGCCTATCCAAAACTTCGGGAGACGGGTTATCGACAGCAGTCAAGACTTGGCCTACACCAGCGGCACAGGATGGGAAGAACAGCACACTTCCTCCAAGTCAAATCGATCGGGATACAGTTCCGGGAGCATTAATGAGAGAGGGGCAACAAGGACAACTCAATCCAGAATGGGTGGAGTGCTTGATGGGATTTCCGATTGGTTGGACGGACATAAGTGGCCTGCAGGATATGGACAAGAACAATATGAATGGGAGCCTCCACGAGTAGCTACAGGAGTTAAAGACAGAGTTTGGAGATTGAAAGGGCTTGGTAATGCGGTTGTTCCACATCAGATATATCCGATATTCGCAGCGATTGTCACGATATGGTCGCAGTCACGATAAGGAGGAAAAAGGATGAGCGAAGATAAAGGGCTTCATGTAAAGTACATCGTTACAAAAGTTGATACCGGTGAGATTGTAAACAACTGCTTTGTATTACGTCCAGATAAAGATCCGGCAGCACTAGCAGCATTAAAAGCCTACGCATACATGACAACGAATCCAGAATTGGCAGCGGATATTTTTTGTTGGATAGCGTCCATCGAGAAAGAGGTGACTCATGAATAAGCGTGAAAAAAACCGGGTCAAGCTTACATGCAGAAAGAAAGAAAAAACATCTATATGGCTTGTGAAGATTATGATTTTTGCTGGGGAAGAGATGAAGTCAAACGGTTCAGGGAGATGTGGGAAGCAGGTGAATCCTTGATAGACATATCTAAAGTACTTGGTAGGCATGTAAATGAAGTAGCCATATTGGTGATTGATCAGGCTGAGAAAAAGAAAATTGAGATGCACGGTAGTAAGGCATTCGGACAAGCTGTATAGCGTAGGGGGAGTAGGCTATGACGAACCTCATTGTTTTACCTAAATATCCTTGCTCATTCTGCAAGAAAAGAGAAGCTACACAGTTCTGTGATTTTGTGATTGGTTATAGCTGGACAACAGCAAAAGACGAAAACGGAAAGATGATCGGCCCCCAGCAAAAAACTTGCGATAACCAAATATGCAAAGGGTGTGCAACCAACATCTGTGGTTATGATTTCTGTCCTTCTTGTAATGAATTAAGAATGTTAGTAGAGAGAAAACACGACAAGCGAAGAGGAAGACTGATGATAGACATTGTTCTTGGAGAGTTTCAATTAGATGAAGAGTGATTGTACGCACTGCGGCAATATTGCGAATGAATGGAGTGATTTCTAATGGATATACCCAAAAGGATTCTAGATAAGGTTGATCGAGCTCACCGTCATCATCAGAAAAAGCTTACCCTTATAAACGAAATTGAAGATTGGCTTACTAAACAAGGTTTGGATATAGAGGTACTACGTAACGAACTTGATGTTATTACGGAGTTAGATTATGGGATGACTAGTGAGCAATTCAAAGAAGCGATTAACAGTTACTTAGAGGGCATATAAAGAGTTTCGTAATACAGCGATATTGCGACAAAAAGGAGAGGATACAATGAGTAACCTTCGCGTAATTGCAAGTGAATTGGTTCCAGTATACGCAGATGAACAGGGTAACAATTTAGTCAACGCTCGAGAACTACATGAGTTTTTGCAAGTAGAAACACGCTTCAACGACTGGATTGAGCGAAGGATTGAAAAGTACGGCTTTGTAGACGGTGAGGACTTTCACTCATTTTTGAGTAAAAGTAATGGTGGTCGGCCTTCTGTTGAATATATCCTTGCGATCGATACGGCAAAAGAAATATCAATGGTAGAAAACAATGAGCGCGGGCGACAAGTGCGCAAATACTTCATCGAAATGGAACGGCGGGCCAAAGAAGTAAGGAACAATGTCATTCCTCTCGATGAGCGTCAGGTACGCATGGAGCTCCTAAAATCAGCACTTGAACATGAGGAACGGCTTGAATCAGTAGAGCAGAGACTTACAGAAGTAACCCGTAAGGTAGAAGAACAAATCACCCTACAGCATCATGAGCAGTATGCACTACAAAAAGCAATCAATCGTCGTGTACTTGATTTAGCTGGTCGGGCCGAATTTCAACAACTAGGATTCGACGAACAGAATTATATTACTCCTGACCTTAGAAAAGTAAAGAGGAAGCTATACAGCCAGATTCACCGTTCCATCAAAGATTGTTTTGCTGTCGCCAGTTACCGGGATATACGTCGATGCGATTTTGAAGAAGCGATGAAATATGTAC